CTAACCAGCCTCCGGCAGCGGATACCTGGCCTTGATCTCCTCGACCTTGGCTACCCAAGCACTGTAGTCCGGTTCCACGCCGGCCTTGATAGCGTCGAACTCGGCCTCGGTCTTGAGCGGGTCACTCTCCAGGCGGTAGGCATTCGCCCGCGCCGCAGAGTTTAGCATGCAGATACTGCAAGGTTTAATCTGCATTCATCACTGGCCACTGAATGCTGTGCGGGAATCCTGACTGCCCCGTAATGTCGCGCAATGCTTGCCGGTACTCTGCGATGCCCTGCGGCGCATTCGGATAATCCGGCAGTACGTAGTAGTCGGTCTCTTTAATCAGCGCATCTCGTTTAGCTCTTGCTGCGCTGGCTAGACTTTCAATCCGCTCTGCCTCTACCTCTGCGGCAGTCTTAATATCTTTCAAGAAACTCATTCGTCAGCCTCCTGTAACTTCTGGTGGTATTTCTTTCCATTTCACTGGACAAGGTACATCACCAGACTCTACAAAAAATGTCCAGTCGTCCCAGTTAGTGGACTGGTCAGGCTCAGCTTTCATCGAATCATACTCATACCGGATAGTTACCGATTCTCTGGTAACAGTACCGATAAAAGGAGAATCCTCAGATGCTTCGGCTTGCCCACCTTCGGGAATAATTGAGAGGTCGTATTCTGTGCCGTCGATAGTTAGAACTAGACCAATGAGTGACACAGTGGTTGTTTTGTTGCTTGCGATTGGGGATAAGATAATTTTCATGTTTTCTCCTTAATACCAGCGACCTATTGCGTATACGGGAACGTCAATCCATGAAGATGCTATTACGCCGGATGTAAATTCCATACCGATATTAACGCTGCCCGATCCCGTATTTGTGTCGGAAAAAGCACGCTTAAAGTTGGCAATGTTCAACTCATTGCGCCGCGATCCATTATTAGAGTGAGAAACAAGCGTCACAACGTCAGTATTTGAAAACGAAGCAGGAAAAGACCAAGGGCGTTCCAGAATTGTGGAAGACGACCCGGACTGTGTAATCCTAAAACTTAGGAGCCAGCAAATCTGCGTGCCGTCTGCATATCTCACATACTCACCATTCGCATTACTACCCCGCTGGATCACCGCGCCGGTCGGTACGCCGCTCGACTGCGAAACGGCGCCCAGAATGCTGTCTCGAGAGTACAGCGCGCCCGAACTACCGAGCGCCCCCCGTACCGCCGCACTGCCGAGGCCGAGATCCCCCCGCGCTGCCGCCGCATTTGCAGAAAGCGCCCAGGGCTTGATCCCCGCCAGGGTTGCCCCCCACTGGTTGGCGATCAGGTTGAATCGATCCGACAGCTCCTTGTCGTACCCCAAGATCGGCGCCACCGCATAGGACTGGCCGCTGGCCGTGCTGCCCTGGTAGTTGGGCTTGATCGAGATGACCGTCGAACTGGCGACGTTTGTGACCTCGTACCAACGTCCATCGGGTCCGCGAAATGCGTCGCCGACTCGGGCATTGGACGAGAACTGTGTGCCGGTACCGGTAACGGTCGGGCTATTTGCGGTCACCGCCACGGTTCCGGTTGAGTACCACGCCATAGAGTTCTCCTGCTATGCAATGGCCAGAAGAGGCCATGGGAAAGGTGTTCGTATTGCGTCTTGCCCAGGTCCGCCGACTTGAACAGTTGCTACGACTGTGTTTCGGGCCGAAGTAACAAACCCAATGGAGCACTCTCCAGTATCACCTTGGGGCGGTTGCGCCTGTACATTGAAATGACTAACCAGAAAATACCCATCAGTCCCATGCGGCCACGGTGCAGACCATGAATGCAGGGTGTAATACCCCAGATAGTTACCATTCGTGCCGTAATAATTCAGCATCTGGGTACCACTTATGAACCGAACAAGATCCCTGTTACTGTCAAATACCACTCTCGACTGATTGTCGAATATCTGCATCCCCCATCCGCCAGTTTTCGGCATGAACACCGCGCATGCCTTCCACTTCCCTCCCAGTACGACGCCGCTTGTATCTTGAAATACCTTCACGTAGAAGCTGAAACCCGTCCAGTTCCCAGCCGAACCAGCATGCTGGAACATCGTTATGTGATGCGAACCATTAGGGCAAAAGAAAACAAACGGTGGGAGCGGGCTCTGCACCGGAGATGGGTACGAGACGTTGATGATCTGGGCATTAGTGGCTGGGTAGGTACCAGACGCAACCAGATGCAGACAAGGGTGGTCCTGATCGATTATCACCTGTCCGGAATTCCCAACAAACTTCGCACCGAAACTCATGAGAACATCACCGCATATAGAGTGTAATTCGCTGTTACATCCCCGGACCAACCAAACGTAATAGTCGAGCCGCTAATGGTATGCCTAGGAATCCAAGACCTAGAATCCGGCGTATTGCAGACGACAAACATGACACCCTTAGAACCGTCGAACCCAGGGACCGTAACTGAAAGTCCCTGGGGGATGTTCCCCAAGTCCCGACGATAGACCATCCTCAATGAATAATTATTGCTGTCAAAGAGTATTGAGCCGCCGGCTGAACGCGTTCTCATTCCGTAACTCATACATCAAGATTCCCGATCTGGACTCGAAGCACCAAGTTTCCGTCATACACTTTTATTGCCTCTGCCGTCTGGCGCATAAACCCTCCCGACGTTGCGCTGTTCATTGTGAACGCGCCGCCCTTATCCAACTTCCACAGCGGCTCGCCGTTGGCACCGAGGGCGGTCGACTGAATCACGTTGCCGATCTTCGCGTTGGTGATCGAGCCGTCCTGGATCATCGCGTTGTTGATGAACATCTGCCCGCCGACGATCGAGACCGGCGCCACGGTCTGCCCGCTGGAACTGTTGAACCAGAGGAACCGATCAGCCTGGAACGCCATGGTCGTCACGCTCGTGCCGCTGTCGAAGCCCAGTTGCCAGCCAGCGGCGTACGACTGCCCATTGGCATGGGCCTGGAGCTTTACGCTGTAGAGCGCCTGAACGTTCCCATCCAGAGAGGCCACTGCCTGGGACGTCGTCTGGATTGCCGCACTGTTGCTACCCACCTCCGCTGAAAGTTGGTCGATGCGCTGGGCAGTGGCTTGTCTGTCGCTCGCGGTCACCTGCTCGACCGTGGTAATGCGCCCCTCCGCAGTTGCAGTCCGCGCTTCAAGCAAGCTCGTCCGCTTCGCCTGCGCTTCGTCCTCGTTGGCGCGGACGGTCTGTTCGGTGCTGATCGCCGAGGCATTGCTCGCGACCTGGCCGGATAGCTGATCCAGGCGTTGGACGGTTACGGCATTGTTCGATGCAACGACCGACTCGACGGTGGCGATCCTGCCCTCCGCCGTCACAGTCCGCGCTTCAAGCAAGCTCGTCCGCTTCGCCTGCGCTTCGTCCTCGTTGGCGCGGACGGTCTGTTCGGTGCTGATCGCCGAGGCATTGCTCGCGACCTGGCCGGATAGCTGATCCAGGCGTTGGACGGTTACGGCATTGTTCGATGCAACGACCGACTCGACGGTGGCGATCCTGCCCTCCGCCGTCACAGTCCGCGCTTCAAGCAAGCTCGTCCGCTTCGCCTGCGCTTCGTC